CATATTGTCACGCCTTGCCTTGTAAGTCTCAGCTATCACGGAAGCATTTACCCTTGTTTTTCCTGAATGGGTTGTAACCGCATATCCATCCCCAAGCTGTGACACCGCTCTATCGGCGTGTTCTTTGCATATAGCCATCATTTCGGGGCTTTTCATCAGTTCCCGCACGCCCGCCTGATTCAATTCAAACTTAACTCCGCTCATATGCCCGTCTGTCCTATGATCTGATCGTATCGCTCAACTCGCACGTTCTGCCCCCATCTTAAGGGGATATTTGCCTGTTCGCCCGTTATGGGATAACCAAATGACTTATAAGGCTGTCCCCATATGATGATTTCAGCATCAACCCAATCATGAATATCGCCTTTCGGGATTCCGAGCATATACTCTATCTTTTTCCCGTAAAGGTCCGTGGATGTCGCCACATCATCCGTTGAGGGCTGTCCCACGAGCACATCCGGCACGTCCTCCCATATCTTGGAATAAATAGGGGCTCCGAACGGGTCCGTTCCGACCTGAGTTTTAACGGCAAGTTTTACCGTCGTTCCTTTCATCAGAAACACCCCCCTGTCATGCCCTGAACGGGGGAATAGGAGCCGATCTTGTTACCATATCCAAGCATTTGTTTTTCAAGTTTGCTCAGATATAACTCCCCGGCACTACCACCACCGCCCATTGTCCAGCTCTGGGAATAACTGAGTCCGCTCATGGAACCCTGTGTCGCACCCATAGGGATATCGTTCGGAGTGCCATCACCGAGGGCACGGATAACCATACGACACGAAACTGTCAATTTTGCGTCCGCACTTGCATCCTTGTTGAAGCCGTCAATAATAACAGCCGCATCATCAAGCAGTACGGACCCGACATTCTCCTCAGCCTCCGACAGCTCCCTCAATATTCTCGATTTCACATCCTCAATGGTTGCGTAAGCCATATCAAGCCTTCTTTCGTGCGGTCTTTGTTACCTTGGCAACGGTCTTTTTAACCTTGCTCACCGGGCTTTCTTTGGGTTCTTCCTTCGGTGCCACGGCTGCCTTTTTCGGAACGCTGCTCTTTGCCTCCAAATGCCCCAGGGCCTTGTACTCATCAAGACGATCATCCTCAATAAGCATTTCCGTCCCTGTGAGCTTGTTTATCATTTTTATCATTGAACTCTCCTCACTCGTACCGAGTAATTTTCGCAATATGCCCGCACCTGACACGCAAATCAGCTATAAGCCGATACCGAACGGACGCTTTCAAACAAAAAGACAAATCCTCGCTCAAAAATCGATTATCTTCGTAGCTGTGAAACTCAAACCACGGATATTCGATATTTTTGAACACTTCCGTTTTGATAAGCACACATCCGAACCCGCTCCCCTTAACGGGGATCCTCGCCGCCTCTTCCCGGTTGATTTCTTCAAAAGTGAACCGATTGACAAAATCAAACGAATCATCCTTGAAAAGCTCGGTTTCTCCGAGTGTACTTTTACGGGGATAAACCCCAAAACACACATTGACGGGAGCGTCAAGCATCTTAACCAGGGCATCCGGCGGGAGGATGATATCGCTGTCTACCATCAGGACATACTCAAAACCCCCCGAGAGTGCTTTTTTTGCGATCTCATTCCTTGCCTTTGCACAGTCGTAACCACGCACAAAATCAAACGTTAAATCGTTGCCCTGCAATTCATAAATCGACTTAAAGCACTCCGGGGAAATGGTTTCAAATGTGGGTACTGCTATCAGTACGCTCATCAGCCGGTCTGTCCGCCAGCTGTTGCGGTGAGCCTGTTGAAGCAAGCGGTGTCAGCTCTGAAGCCGAGTTCGATCTCTGCCCTTACTGCAAACATATTTTGCTGGAACAGATTGATTGTGGTGTTCTGGTCAACAACGAGAGTTGCGTCTGATGAATAATCGATCTTGACGCCTTCAACAGTTCCGTAAAGAGCCTGAGTCCAGTCACCAACAACGCCAACCGTTGCGGGAGTGCCGCTCTTGAATGCACCCTTGCTGATCTTGGTAGGAGCCCCGAGAACCATAGGGATTGCTCCCTCGGCTACACTGTTAATAAACAGAGGCCTCTTGTTCTCATCTGTTGCAGCGAGGAGAACGCCCTTTCCATAAGGAGAAAGAACAACGCCGTTAAGATTTCCGCCATGAGTGCTGATATCGGTATCAGCTGCAACAAGTCCGCCATATGCGTTTGTCTGAATGCTCTGAGCGGTTACGGATGCGAATGTGTCGAAATTGGATCCGGGGGCTGTTCCGGTTAAAACAGTAGCATCGAACTGCTCGCCGAGTGCTCTCGGAAGCCTTTCAACGATCGCGTCATACAGAGCCGCAACATCACGCCTGAACTCATTCGAGAAAGGCACGATAACAGCGAGCTTATAAGCCTGCATAACCTTTGTAGCTACCCCGGGATTGCTTACGGGCTTTGCGGCGGTCTCGCCTACCCATGAAGCGGTGGGATCGGATGTGATTACGTTGATGGCTGCTCCCCTTCCGGGAAGGTCAACCCTACGTGCTAAACTCATTACGGCGGAAGCCTCCTGAGTTTTCTGAAGAATTTCCCGTGCTACATCAACGGGAAGGTCGATATTAGTTCTGTTTGTAGCTGTTCCTGAACTCATTTTAATTTCCTCCTGTAATTTTTGCAGGTCAGCGAACGGTCTCGAAACGACCGCCCGGTACTGCTTTAGATCATTTTGCTGGCCCAGTCGGCGAACTGTTGCCGAGTGGTAGCTTTTCCAACATTATTTACTTCGCCCGCATCTTTGACAGCGGGATAGGGTGCAGGCTTTGCATAATCGGCGATGGCCGTTGCCTGAGCCTTGCATTCCTCTTCAGTTGTCCCCGTCAACAGATGGGCGGGTATTCCTGTCTCTTTTGCCACATTTTCCCGAATGATACGAACCTCTTCGGCCTTTTTAAGACCATTCAGTTCCTTTTCGAGTGCGGCTGCACGTTCTGTCGCTTTCTGAAGTTCCGACTTGTTAGCCTCTTCCACCTCGTCAAACTTGGCGGCCTTGGCTTTCAGGTCATCATAATCGGCATATTTAACCTTTTCCTCGGCTAATCTCTTTCCGACTATCGCATTAACTTCGTCTTGTGAGAATGTGCGGGTCTGGCTTTCGCCATTGGTTTCCTGAGTGGGTACAGTAGCGTTTTCGCTCATATTTCTTCCTCCTTCGAGTAAATCCTCGTTTTAGGCACGAGTTGCCGTGTTTTATGTATTAAAAAAGCACCTGTTATAGTGCTTAATTAACCTTTATCTCTTCGGCCTTGGAGCTGTTAAGCTCTTTTCTCTTGGCATAGGCGGAGCGTTTCTGCTCGTTTATCCGTTCTTTGTTCTCGGCGTATGCTTCCCGCCTCATGGCATTAATTTTATCCTGAGAACTCTTTCCTTCGGCGGTATCATACATTTTCAAGTATTTATCCGGATCATATCCGCCTATATTTGTATTTGAATTATGCCTTATGGCAAAACTACAATCACAGTTAGCGTGGATATGCTCGGCGTGTCCGCCTTTTAAGATGGCACTTGATGCCGATTGCCACCCTCTGGACGCTAACGTGATACAAAACATACAAGTATCACCACTTGGGATCCACGCCCATTCCGCCCCATCACGTTTAGCATTTTGAAGCATCGTATCAGCTCCGGGCATTTTAACAAGTCGTTCCACCGCTCCGGCGATTATCTCAATGTTGCCGATTTTAACCGTGCCATTAATAGATTTTGCCACTTCCCCATACTCGGGAAGAGCAGCGGGAACAGCTGAAGGAACAGCCGCACCCTCGGCAAGGGATATCGCATCATACATCTCGCAAGATAACGCCGCAGAGGCTTCCCCATATTTCATAACGAGCCCGTTCGCATATTCAATAAGCTCTTGGGATGCCTCATAAGTGGTCGGAATACCGTTCTTTATGAGATATGCCTTCACCTTTGCCGCCGCTGTCTTATCAATCAAAGACAGCTTTTTAATATATTCATTCCATATTGTCCGTGGTATTTGCTTCATTCGGTACTTCTTCCAATTCTTCCAGCGTTACAAGACCACGGGCTCGGCTCTCTTCGGATTTTTCTTTCCTGATACTTGCCTTGTCGAACCCTATCATCTCGAGGAAGGTAT